TTGTATATGTCATTTGTTAATCCTACTATTACATAAACAATGCGTATGCTAAGAGTTGATTTCTTGAATTTTTATTTGCTTGTTCTGTTTTTAATGCATCTGCAGCCGCTTGCTTATCAGCTATAAGTAACTCTAAGTGTCTGCTTTTGTCTGACTCTGAAGCTTTAAAAGCATAGTCCATAAGGTCACGTTCTCTTTGCCATAGTTGATCCATATTAGCTTGGGTGAACTGATTAGAGACTGTAGCCGCCAACATATTTGCTTCATTCTGTGCAGCAGTATTAAGGGTAGCAACATTTTGTCTCCACTGTGCATTAGATTGAGCTACAGCAAGAGCATTCTGTGCGTTAAATTGATTACGTTGTTCTTTCATACTAGTATTAAATTTATCTAATGCATTTTCTTCACCAGCATTAAACTGAGACATAGCATTCTTTTGCGCTGCATTGAACTGATTTACCTGCGCATGAAGGTTAGACATAAATTGTTTTGTTTGGTTTTCACTAGAAGCATTAAACTGACGTGCAGCATTTTCAGCAGCTTGATCTGTAAATAGTGCTTGTATATTAGACTGAGCATTAAACATAGTAGTTTGTTGAGCATTACTTAAGTTAGCCATATCCATTTGTAAAAAGTTTTTAGCATTTTCTACAGCAGCTTGCTGTTGGTTAGAAAGATTAACCATATCCATAGAAGCAATAGCTGCAGCACCTTGTAGTGTAGCTGCTTGCTTACTACTTAATTCAGCAAGACCTATTGTTTTCATTAGCTCAGAGTTATTTATTTCTGCTTGTTGTCTTGCAGTAAAGGTCAGGTTGTTTGCTTCAGAAAACTTAGCTGCATTTAAAATAGCAACTTGTTGTTGGTTATCAATTTGTTTTCCTTGTAAGGCAGCTTCAAGTTGTGCATTAGCAACGTAAGCTTGTTGTTTAGAGCTAAGATTTGCAAGACTTACTTGTAGATTGTTTGCACTATCTTGCAGCAAACTTTGCTGAACGTTGTTAAGATTAAGATTATTAACTTCAGCATATCTTGCAGCTTCAACTAAGTTAGCTTGTTGTTGGTTAGAAAGATTCTGCCCTTGTAAAGCAGCTTTAATTTGAGCATTAGCTAATACAGCAGATTGCATGTTGCTTAAGTTTTGTGTCTGCACAGAGAAAGCATTCTGTGAATTTTGCAGCATAGCAGCTTGCTCTGCACTAAAGTTTTGTAACTCTACACCTTGTTGAGCAGCAGCATTAGTTAAAGCTATTTGTTGCTGACGATTAAGATTATTAAGTTTCATCTCACGAAATGCATTAGCATCTGCAGAGGCAATAGGTAATGCTGCTTCCATTGATGCTTGTATAATAGCAGCAGATGCCATAGATGAAGCACCTAATCCTCTGGATGCCATAGTAGCATTAGCAGCCCTCATAGCACCTGCAGCCCATGCAGGAGTCCCATCATCAAACTGCTTCATTAGTAGAGCAAGTTGTCCTTGTACAGTATCTCTTGCTTCAATCTTACCTTCTTTAAACTCTGCTAAAGTTCCAGCATCTACACTAAAAGATTTCATTTTAGTAGCAACAGCTACTGCGTCTTCTGCTAATCCATCGGATGTAATAGCAACAGCTTGTGCCATATCTGACTCAGCTATCTGAGCTGCTTGAGGTATTTCATTAGGTTGAACCGTAGTTTGGGCAGCAATAATATTGTCAGGAGTATTAGCCTGAGCTATCTGTGTCTTAACTGCTTCTTCAGACAAACCTTGAGCTTTTGCAATCTCATCACTAGAAACATTACGAGTACCTGATGTAACTTCCTTAATATAATTAGGGTCCATAGTGGCAGCATTTGGTATCGCACCTTCAGATAATGTCCCAGTAGCAGGATCTACCTGAGTTGATACAGTGCCTTGTTCCCCGGTAAGACCTTGTGTAATACTTTGAACTTGAGCAGAACGTTGGTCAGCATCCATAGTAGATGCAGCTATATCGACAGGACTAGGGGCTGCTGTAGTTTGACCTACGCCCAATGGTGTTGGTTTTGTTGGGGGTGGAAGGCCGGGAAGAAACCCTGATGCGATTTGTTGTTGTCCTGTTACCTGTGCATCATCACGTAGAGCAGGTGACGGTTGTAGATCTGAAACCAAACCACGAATATCTTCTGATGACCGACCCATAATTATTGGCAAATCAGGGCGAGGGATCTGTGGCTTACCAGCTTGAGGTGTTGTACCAGTAACTTGACCAGCACTTGTAGCCACACTTGTACCTGTAGCATTAGGATCAATAGTATCTACTACAGGTTCTTTAACAAGTGCAGTAGGATCAGTAACAGACTTAACAAGTATATCACGTTGACCAGCTCTAAGTCCTCCTGCTTGTATTTGTCCAATATCTGCAGCTTTACGTACTGCTGTCTCTAACTCTTTTTCTTTTGCACTAAGAGTATTTTGAAGCTCAGGGTTATGACCTTCTTCACCTTCTTTTGGCCCATTTGCTATCTGAGATCTTAAAGAAGATACCTCAAGATTAAGCCTGTTTGATTCTGCTTGAGCATTAATAGCTGCAGTATTAACATCTGAAGAAATACCTGAAGCATATTCTTTAGCAGTAGTGGCTGCAGTTTCTGCTTCAGTTTTTTGTTTAGCTGCTAAAGCTGCTGCTTCTCTTTGTGCAATGATTTCTTGTTCTCTGTTACTCAGTGCCTGTCTATCGAAAAAAATTTCTCCTATTAACTCTGGAAAAGTAGAGGTTAAATTTTGACTTACAGGAGCAGGAGGAAGCACAGGGACAGGTGCCGGGGCAGGTGCGCCACCACCACCGCCGCCAAAAACAGCATGGTCTACAAAACGAATACTAGGCATAAATGGATTATAGATCATAGTTAAAACTCTTTCTTATGTGTCTTAGTAGGATTAGAAAACCTACGCCAATGTACTTTGGACTTACCGTATAATTTTAAATGTTCTTTTCTAACTGAGGACATCATTTGTTTTGCTTTTCCTGTATTAGATATAAAGTCTAAACCCCAAAGTTGTTTATCTTTTATGTTTGTATCTTCATAGTCTTCTTGTTGAGGATCATATTTATACTGTAAAAATTTTTGTGTTTTATTTTCTGTAAACCAACACCAAGTTATTAATCCTATTGGCAGGTCTTCTTGATAAAATATTCTTATTCTATTATTAATAATAGGTAGTATTAAATAGGTATGTATATCAGAAGTATTGTACTTGTAGTGTGAAGGGCTTTTTATAAATAAACTTAATCCATCTGCTACTGCTTTATTGTAGTCTAGGTTCATTCAAAGCCTTCTTTTAATCCGTCAAGTATATCTTGAACTGATACTTTCTTTTTTGCATTAGGTGTATACCTGCACATAAATTGCTTTGGGCATTCTTTAAAGCTATAACTAGGATAGTGATACCCTATTGTACCATTAGGTCCACGGTAAATGCAAACCTTTTCTTCTCTTATCTTTACTCTTTTTGCTAGTTGGCATATTACAAACTCAGGGTTGCTTAATAAACCTGCCAACACTAAAGGCATAACTGTAAGNACACNCATTAACTAACTCCTAGTATTACTAAATAAATGCCCCCACCTAATGTACCAAGAATTAGGAACGATAGAGTAGCTATGGCTAAGTTATTCTGTATTTGTCGTTTAGCTTCCATAGCCTTGTATACAGTCTCTTCACGTTCCTTACGTATCTGTCTACGCATACCTAACATTTCATCGTATGTACCTACACCAAAACGAAAGTCTAACATAAACTTTATTTCTTTTTCTTTCTCAAGCAATGTTTTCTTACGAACAATAATGTCCATTGCTTCTTGTTCTATATTCTCAGAGCCGTGTGTTTGTTTGTCTAACCANGTAGGGTTCTTACGTTGGGACTCAGCCCTAGTAATGTCAGCTACTGCACCGTACCATGCACCTAGTTGCTGTGATACATCTTGTATNTCTCTGCCAGCACCTACTAGCATCTTGACCCCCTTAAAGGCTGCATTAGCTGCAGCAAAAGCTGTAACGGGGTCTATCATTTAATTATCTCTTTGCGTGATCAGTTGTAACCACATTTAATGCTTCCTTGATTGCTTCTACATTAGCATCAATACGTGCAATCATTACGTCATTCTCATGTACATCATCAGCTAGTCTTGCTGTACTGTTTTCTACATCAGCTATCTCAGCCCTGTTATACTGTATGTCTGATACCATACTAGACACTGCCCACACTACAGCAGCACCCTGTGCTAGTAATGCTCCTGCTATTGTTACTAATGTCCAGTTAATATCCATTAGCTAGGCTCCGTAGGCCAATCGCCCCCATTGCCTTCCATGTCAGGACTTGCCAAGTTAGGCCAGTTAGAGTGAGTAGTAATATCACGTAATGCTGTA